CGATGCCGTCGTTGACACTTCGCTCCGCACCATCACGATCACCCTCAATCCGGGTCTGCCACTCGACTCCGTGATCCTGACCGTGACCGACAATGCGCTCGCGTCGGTCGCCCCGACCTTCGCCGCCGTCTACTCGGCGCAGGGCGTTGGCATCGGCAAGAACGAAGCGAAGTTCGTCCCGACGGAGGTCGTCCCTGTCCTCCGCAAGGGTGAGTTGTACATGCAGTGCGAAGAGGCGATGACCCCGGCCAGTAGCGCCTACGTCCGCATCAAGGCCACAACCAGCTTCGCGCAGCGCGGCGTGCTGCGGACCGACGCGAACAGCGGCACCGCCGTCGCGGTGAGCGCCATCATCATCACCAACAACAGCTTCACCGATCCGAACGGGCAGCTTGTGGTGCCCGTGGAGTTGAACCAGCCCTAATTGGGCATAGGACGAAGGGCAGAAAAGGAGAAAGCTATGCCCCCGGCCACAAAGCATCTCGACGCGAACGAAACGTTCTTTCTCGAGCGAGAACTGACGGCGGTGCTCCGCACGGAGTACAACCGCGAGTACGCCCGGCTGGAAGCGATGAACATGCTTCCGGTGAACACCGAAGCGGGCGAGGGTGACGACAGCGTTCTGTGGCACGCCATGGACTCTGTCGGCTTCGCCAAGTTCGTTTCCAACTACGCGGACGATGCGCCGCGAGTTGACCTCTACGGCGAAGAGCATACCGCCAACATCCGCACGCTCATGGTGGCATTCGGCTTCAGCGTGCAGGACGTCCGGCGCGCGATCAAGGCGGGCAAAAGCCTTGAGCAGCGCAAGGCCACCGCGGCACGCGAGGCGATGGAGCAGAAGAAGAATCAGGTCGGCTTCTACGGCGACGCAAGCCGTGGAATCCACGGTCTGCTCACCGCGCCGAACACGCAGGACGTCACGCCAGCCACCGCCGCCGCCTCGCCGAACGGCACCGCGTGGTCGCTCGCAAGCGGCAAGACGCCCGGAGAGATCATCGCCGACTTCACGAGCCTCGTGGAGTCAATCCCGAACGCAACCAAGGGGACGCACAGGGCCACGCATGTCGTGCTTCCGGCCAACAGTCTGGCCTACATCCGGAACACGGAGATATCCGCCGGCTCCGGCGTCACCATCTTCAAGTGGGTCACAGAGAACAACCCCGGCCTCACCATCGAGGCATCGTATGAGTTCCAGGCGGTCGCGTCCGGCTTCCTGCCTTCCGGCGCGTCGGGTTCGGACAGCGTCGGCATGGCATACGAGAAGAGGCCCGAGAACCTGGCCTTCATGGTCGCCATGCCGTACCTCCAGCATCCGGCCCAACAGCGGAATCTGGAGCACGTCGTCAACTGCGAAGAGCGCGTCGGCGGCGTCATCATCTGGCGCCCGCTCACCGTCGCCTTCATGGAAGGCATCTAGCCGAGGGAACCGGCGCACCCCTGTCCAGTGGGCGGGGGTGCGCCATAACGGGAGGACGGAATCATGTCGAAAGAGGCGAAGGTCAAGGATGCACCCGCGAAGCCGCACAAGGTCCAGGTCGTCAACAACGGGGCGAAGCTGCGCACGTTCAACAACGTCCAGATCGGCCCGGGCATCACCGCCATTGACTCCGAGGTCGCCGACCGGATCAAGGCGCATCCGCACTACCTGAAGCTGAAAGCCGCCGGCCTCATGTCCATCAGCGAGGCCCCGCCCGCGACGAAGGGCAAGTCCGTGGTCGAAGCCGAAGCACAGATCGATCAGACGCACGACACGGGGCTCCTGGACGAATACGCGGCCGACGATCACCGGCCAGAGGTGATGAAGGCGATTCGGACGAAGCACGCCGAACTCGATAAGAAGCCCGGCGCCGAAGACAAGGACTAGACTATGGCCCTGACAATCATCGAAAACGTTGTGCTGCGGAATCCTGCAATCACAGAGGATGACCGGCTCGACAAGATGATCGAGGTGGCCGAGGGTCGTTTGTCGGTCGACACGTTCGGCGACAACTACAACGAAGCCGTCGCGCTACTCGTGCTCCACATGTACGAAATCAGCGACCGTGGTGGCGCGGGCGGCTCAATCACGAGTGAAAGGGAGGGGCAGTTGGCGCGCAGCTTCGCGGCGGCTGCCTCTCCGATGGCGTGGGCTTCTACGTCGTGGGGGCAGGAGCTTATCCAGTTGACGCGGAGTCTCGCGTTCTTTCCCCGCACGAGGATGATGCCCTAATGGCGAAGCCGGTCCTCATCGACAGAGACCTCGGATGGCGTGAACTCCTCAAGAGGATCACGCTCGGCGGCGAAGCATACGCGAAGGTCGGAATTCAGCAGGACACGCGACGCAAGCCGGAAGAGGGGAAAACCCCGATTGACATGGTGCAGCTTGGAGCCATTCACGAGTTCGGCGCACCGAAGGCGAACATTCCCGAGCGGTCGTTCATTCGAGCGTGGCATGATTCCGCTCGGAGCAAGATTATGCGGCTGCAAGACCGGCCCGGGCGGCAGTTCATTGATGGGAAAATAACGCTTCGCCAGATGGTCGCGAAGCTTGGCGCATGGGGCCAAGGCGGTATACGAAAGTTCATCCGCAATCTGAAAGAGCCGTCGCTCAAAGCAAGCACCGTGAAGCAGCGTCGGGGGGGCAGCGACAACCCGCTTGTGGATTCCGCCCAGATGGTGAACTCAGTCCATTACGTTAGCGTCATCCGTGGCGTTGAAGTCGAGAGCGGAGAAGCCTCGTGAGTAGCTTCCGGAAACCGCATACCCTCTACCGTCTGACCGGCAGCTATGTTGACGGAGTATGGGTCACGGCGAGCGAAGCCGAGATTGCCATTGAGGCCAGCATACAGCCCGCGACCGGAAAGGACTTGCAGAATCTTCCGGAGGGGCGACGCAACGGGGCTGTCTATGCCATCTTCACTGACACGGCGATCCAGACGACGGAGCAAGCCGTAGGCGCAACGCCCGGGACGAAGGCCGATCAGTTGGTAATCGAAGGCCTCCGCCACGAAGCCGTGCATGTCGAGCCGTGGGGGAACGACGTCATCAACCACTACCGGGCGCTGTTTGCGAGGATACCGTAATGGCTGAAGCGCGAAGCCCAATCCCGCCCCGACCGCCGACGCTCCGAAGCGGACCTCCGACTGCTACGGACGATTTCGCGCATGGGTTCGCAATCGGCGACACGCTCATTGATACTGCTGCGGACCGTGGGTATACGTGCGTCGATAGCGCGAACGATGCGGCAGTCTGGGTGGATGTCAGTGGGCACGGTCCGCGTCATCAGAACGGTGGAGATGATGAGGTGAATGTTGGTGGGCTTTCGGGTGAACTTGCTGATCCCCAGCCCCCGAAGACACACGCACCAAGTCATACAGACGGTTCGGATGATGTTGCTGATCTGGTTGGGGATTCCGGGGCTGGAGGTACTCACGGCCTTGTCCCAGCTCCGGCTTCTGGAGACGCTGCCGCAGACAAGGTTCTTCGGGCTGATGGCTCGTGGGATATTCCCGCCTATATGAATATCTTGGCTCGCAAAGGAAGTCCCGGCACGATTGCCAAAGGTCGTCCCGTCTATATCAGCGGCTTCAACATTGGTGCGAATGTGACTGAGGTTGAGGAAGCCAAAGCGGATTCAGCGACAACGATGGCTGCCGCTGGGCTTGCGGCAGAGCCAATCACCAACTCCGCGAACTCACTCGTGCGTGTATGGGGGAGACTTGCTGGCATCGACACTTCTGCATTCTCCGTTGGGGATGAGGTCTTTGTGTCTGCCGCTGTTGCCGGCGATCTGCAGAACACTCGTCCCACCGGAGCGACGTCGCGGATACAGAAGGTGGCAGAAGTCCTTCGGTCGCATGCGACGCTCGGTGAGGTGACGGTCTACGGGGCTGGACGAACGAATGCCGCGCCGAACATTGCTCAAGACAACATCTTCAAGGGCGATGCCAATGGCATTCCACAGCCTGTGGCGTTTGCTCACGCTGCAGATCACCAGAACGGTGGCGCCGACGAAGTGGCGACCGCTACTGCCGCTGCAAACGTGATTCCGAAGACGGGCGGTGCCGGAAAGTTGGACGTAGGATTTATGCCAGATGCCGTGGTCGGAGGCGTCAACTATCAGGGAACGTGGAATGCTGCAACGAACACGCCAGCACTTGCGTCCGGCGTTGGAACGAAGGGGCACTACTACGTCGTCTCCACACCGGGGAGCACGAACCTTGACGGTATCACGGACTGGAAAGCCAACGACTGGGCGATCTACAACGGCACGGCTTGGAGAAGATCGACAACACCGATCAGGTGAGCAGTGTCTTCGGTCGGATAGGTGCTGTGGCTGCATCATCAGCAGACTACACGCATGCACAGATTGGAAGCGTCGGAGTCGATGACCACCATGCTCAGGATCACGCTGCAAGTCACGAGAATGGCGGCGGCGACGAGATCAGCGTGGGCGGTCTGTCCGGTGCGCTCGCGGATGCACAGTCGCCGTCTGCGCACGAGACATCTCACCGGTATACCGGAGGTGATTCACTGCGCCCGGACCTTTTATCTGCGAACCCGGGGCCTCCGTCACAGGTGTTGAGGCGCTTGGCTTCTGATAGCACTCTGAAGCCTGTATTCAATGACTTGGCTTTCCAAGACCCAGTCACATCCATCTTGAACACACCGCCAGGATCTCCCAGCGTCGGGGACCGTTATCGGGTTGATTCTTCTCCCACAGGAGGATGGATCGGCCAAGCGGGCAAGTTCGCTGAGTACAATACTGCGTTGACATGGGACTTCATCGCCCCATCCGCTGGGTTCACACACTACAACGTTGCAGACGGGAAGACCTATCAATACACTGGATCGGCTTGGGTCGAGCTCCTGGGGGCAGTGCTGATCCGTAAGTACACAGGCGACGACACCAACGACCGCGAGATCGACCTTGGAGACGATTACGACTACATCGAGATATTCGCGGACGAGAGCAAGACACGGACCGTGGACCATCTTGTCAGGGCGTGGGCGCTGCTCGATGACAACTATGGTATCATAGCCGAAGATGGCGCGGCCAGCGACGCCCGATCATATGTCCATAGCAACGGCGACAGCCGATTCCAAGGCAAGATGACGGGCGGAGACGTAAACAAGATCAAGCTCGGCTCCGCTGGCTCAACGCTCAATGGGACTAACGCGAGTGGTCATCTGTATGTGATCTTCGGTCGCAAGTTCTCGGCGATTCTGCCATAGGGGGCGGTCGTGAGATGCGTATTTCGAGTCAGCGACGGGCGGTACTGTGATTCTTCAGAGTCGCATCCAAAGGGTATATCGGATGTGGCCATTATCAAGTCCGGCAACGTCATGGGGCGCAATGGCGGGGTCGAAGCTGACTATGTCGTTGTCGAGACGAGAGATCCTATGCCACAGCTTTGCAAGCTTGTCGCTGGGAAGGTCGTCAGAGACGCAGACCTCGAGGCTTTGAAGACCGCAAGAGACGGCGAACGGATGTCGGCTATCATGACGCGACAAGTAAACGCAGATCGATGCGCAGAAATCAAAGCGAAAGCCGCCGCAGGGGTTGCGTCGCTGGCCGAGATGAACGAGTTCATCGCAAAGATGTAGGGGCTGATGTGCTTAGTTCGACGTCATTCGAGACGCTGAATAGCCTAGTGGCCGTGTTCTTTTCGGTCATCAACAATGGCGCTTTGGTGTCGGGCCTCGACGAATCCGATTTCACTATTCGGCTATGGAACCCAAGTGACAGTGACGTTGCAGGCACGGGTGTGGGGGAGATTCCCGTCACCGTCACCGAATTCGGGTCCTCGGGGCGTTACTACGCCACATACACAAACGACTCGGGAGAGGACTGGCGGCTTGAGATACAGCATACCACATACCTACCCAACGGAATCGGGGCCAACGCCCTTGTCTACGAATCGCAATATGGGGACAGCAACGATTCGTCAGCCACGATTGACTTTGATGTGCGAGTGGGGAATACGCCGATCACCGGCTTGGTGACGGGTGACTTCACTTTCGAGTTATGGAACCCATCGAAGGCGGATGTCTCGGGCACTGTGTCCGTCACGATTGTCGAACTCGGGTCGGGGTCTTATCGGGCGAAGTTTTCGGCGGCGTCCGAAGAGGGCGATTGGTATTGCGCCATCAAGCACGCCACCTACTTTCCGCTCGGCGTCACTGCAGTATGGCGGTTCATTGCCGCCGCCATTCCGGTGGCCCCGCAGATCACCGCAACCGACCTTCTGAATCAGTCGGATGTCCGCGTTGACATCGTTGCCGACAACCCGGCCGACGTGAGTACAATTTTCTATCAGACTGTGCCGGGCGGCATACTACAAACGTGGGGCACGACCGTGACGGGCTCAGGCTCAGAAACAATCACCGGGCTTCTCGTGAAGCCTTACGTCATCTATGTCGTCGTTGAGCGCGGAGGCAGCAATAGCGACCCAAGCAACCTTGTGTTCCTGACGATTCAAGCCGCCGACCAATACACCGCCATGCGCACCACGCTCTATGAGTGGGTCAAGGGCGTCGTCGGCAATCCGACCGTCGTCTGGCGCGAGCCGAACGCTCCTCAGCCTGCGCGGCAGTATGTGTCGATCCACATGGGTCCGACAACCGTTGTCGGCCACGACTACCACGGCGGCGCAGATGACAATGGAGTATCGACGGTCACGGGTGACCGCGAGTTCGTCTTCTCGATCCAGATTCATGGCAAGCCCTCGAATGAGGATGGTTCCGCGTCAATCAGCATCCTCGAAAGGCTGCGATCCTCTCTCGAGAAACGGTCGATTCAGTCGAGCCTATCGGCTGGCGGCGTTGCGTTTGTCGCCATCGAGGGCCGTGGCGACTTGGCCGGAATAGGCGGGACGCAATGGGAAGCGCGTGTCTTCATGGACATCCGCTTCAGGACCGCGTACCAGGACGCGGACGACGTTGGCTATATCGCCACGGTAACCGACCCCGTAGGGACTCTTGAATAGGAGGAATCATGGCTGACCAAATCCGCGAGATTGTGCGGGTGGACATCACTCGCGAGACGCTTCCGCTTTCGCAGTCGGGATTCTCGACGCTCCTGATTGCGGGCGACAGCGACAAGCTGCCGGCGGCGGACATCATCGTGCTGACGTTTGACGCTACCCTCGTGGCCGCCAACGTCATCACGCTCAAGCTCAATGGCGAAATCATCACCACGACGTGGGACACCGACAACGATACCACAATGGCCGCAATGGCAGCCCTCATTCAGGCCAAGGCGACGGTCACCACTGCAGTAGCAAGCGGATCGCCCAATCGTGTCATCACGATCACCGCAGCCGGCGACGAGACCGCGCCCATCATTGTGACCGAAGCGGCTGTCACGCTCGGCGCGTCGCAGGCCAACATCGCCAACGTGCGGACCCCAGCCGTGCGGACGCAGAGCTTCGCGAACATGACGGAGGTTGCCGCGGTCTTCGCCTCGACAGACCCCGAATACCTCGCGGCGGACATATTCTTCGCACAGGACCCGCACCCGACGTCCGTGAAGATCGGCCGCATCGTCAACGGCAACGACTGGAGCGACGAACTCACGCTCATCAACAATGCGGATTCGTCGTGGTACTTCCTCGTCATCACGAGCCGCACGCAGGCCGACGTGGAGGATGCGGCGGCATGGGCCAACGCGCTCGTCAAGCAGTTGCACTCGGCCAGCGCCGATGTCAACATTCTCGATAGCGGCGTGAGTAGCGATATCGCGTCCGTCTTCGAGATTGCCGAGTATGACCGCGTGGCAACGCTCTTCAATGAGCTTGCCGCCAACACGTATCCCGACGTGGCGTGGATCGCCGTGCTCGCCACGAAGACCCCGGGCTCGGCGACGTGGAACTTCAAGGCGCTTACGAGCGTGACGCCGTCAACCACGCTGACCGATGCGCAGCGGCTTACGGTGCTGACCACGAAGAAGGCGAACCTTTACGCGACCGTTGGCGGTCGGAGCATCATGCGTGAGGGGCATGTCGCCAACGGCGAGTTCATCGACCTTGTCCACGGCACCGACTACCTCGAAGCCACGATGACGGAAGCCATCTTCGACGTGCTCGCCGAGGCGGACAAGATTCCGTACACGGATCAGGGCGCGGCATCCATCGAAGGGGCGATCCGCGCGACGCTGGATGACTTCATTGCGAGCGGGTTCCTCGCCGCGCGGCCCGAGACCTACGATGGCCAGCCGTATGAGGTCGTCATTCCGAAGGTCGCCGATCAGACGCAGGCGAACCGAGCCAATCGCATATTCGCGGACATCACGTTCCGCGCATCACTGGCCGGAGCGATTCACGAGGTCGAGGTACAGGGCACGGTCGCCGTATAGCGCCGCTGGCGCATAGACAAGGAATGAGGTGGCGCGATGAAAACGTATGGTGCCGCAGAGGTATCCGTAGTCATTGGCGGCGTTCCCATGACGGGCCTCATGGATGGCGAGGCGGTTACGGTCGCGCGCAACACACCGTCTGCAGTCATCCACAAGGGCTTCGCTGGGGAATCCGCAGTGGTCTTCAACTCGGACAAGTCCGGCGTCATCACGCTGCGATTCCAACAGACGAGCCTCAGCAACGCGGTGCTGTCCTCATTCGAGGCGACCAAGGCCATTGTCCCGGCCATCATCAAGGACACGAACGGGAACAGCCTGCACTCAGGCGCGAAGTGCGTTATCGGCACCATGCCGACGTCAGGCTATGCGCAGGAATTGAGCGCGCGCGAGTGGACGATTCTCGTCGCGGACTTGATTCACTTCGAGGGCGGAAGCCCGGACGCATAAGCAGCGGACAAGGGAAGGGACGTGACTCGTGGGGCTCGATCCGCAGACTGAGACGATCGACGGCCATAAGTGGACGGTATGCCCGTTCCCGGCGCGCAGGGCCATCCAACTCAAGGTGCGGCTGGCAAAGGCCGTGGGGCCAGCTATCGCAGAGCTATTGCCCGCCCTCGGGGCCATGCCGGGCGGCAAGGATGCCGACAAGGGCGCAGACAAAGACGCGCCGAAGGATGCCGACAAGGGCCTTGGCCTTGACCTGTCGGTCATGCCAAAGGTCATCTCGGCCCTCGCGTCGAATCTCGGCGAAGAGGAAAGCGTCCAGACCATCCTTGACCTCATGGCTCTGTCTTCCAGGGACGATACCGCGATATCGCCAGATCATTTCGACAACGTCTTCGCGGGCAACTACGGCGAGATGTACAAAGCCCTCTGGTTCATCCTCAAGGTGAACTACGCGGATTTTATCAAGGGGGTGGGGGGCTCGGCTATTGGCAGCCGCCTGAAGGCGCTGACGAAGGAAACGCCGAAGACGTAGCCTTCCGCAAGCGCGCGCTCGCAAAGGTGAGCGCCGGTCTGTCGGAAGACTTGCGCGCAGAAGCGCCGCTCTGGATTCTCGTCATGAAGGGCACATGCACGCTGACGGAACTTGAGACATCGTGGTCGCTCGATGATGTCGCACGAGCATTCGCGGTCATGTCGGCGCAGGGATGTCTTGAGCAGATGAATATGGACCGGATGACGCGGAAGATGCAAGGGGCGAAGCATGGCGCTGACCGCAGTCCGTGAACTCATAACGCGGCTCGGCTTCACGATAGACGATGCCGAGGCGCGGCGGTATGAGCAACGCCTGAAGAATCTCGGCAGGAGCATCCGAGGCGTCGGACGCACCATGAGTCTGTTCGTGACCGCCCCGATTGTCGCGCTTGGCGGATCGTTCATCAAGGTAGCGGCGGACGCGGAAGAGACTGAGAGCAAGTTCCGGGAAGTCTTCAAGAGCATCGCCGACGAAGCCGACGCGACCGCCAAGTCTCTATCCAAAGACTTCGATCTCGCGAACACGACCGCGCAAGAGATGTTGTCTTCCACGGGCGACATTCTCATTGGCTTTGGCTTCACCGAAAAGGCGGCGCTCGACCTGTCGAAGCAAGTCAACTCTCTCGCGGTAGACATCGCCAGCTTCAAGAATGTGCAGGGAGGCGCGGCTCAGGCCAGCAATGCCATCACGAAGGCCCTGCTTGGCGAGCGGGAAATGCTCAAGGGCATCGGCATTGCGATCCTCGAAGAGGACGTGAAGCTGAAGATCGCGCAACTCACGGCGGAGGGGATGACGTTCGCCACGAACCGGCAGGCCAAGTCATTCGCCACGCTGCAACTTGTGATTGATCGTAGCACAAAGTCCATCGGCGACTACGCGCGCACGTCGGGCTCGGCGACGAACCAGGCGCGCAAGCTCCGCCAACGCTGGATCGAGCTTTCGGTCACGCTAGGCAAAGTCCTGTTGCCGCTCTTCACGGACCTCGTGAAAGTCCTATCTTCGGTTGTCGAGTGGTTCAACTCATTCTCTCCCGCCGGTCGCAAGGCCATCGTCATCATTGCCGGCATCACCGCCGCGCTTGGGCCGCTCTTGATCGTGCTTGGCTCGATAGCCACGATCATTGCCGCCATTCCCGTCCTGGCAGTCGCTGCGGTTGCAGCCGTCGCAGCTATAGGCCTCCTGATAGGCGAGGATATCGCCGCATTTGTCGAGGGCCGCGATTCCGTCTTCGGCCTCATCATCAACGGAGTCAAGCAGGCGTTGGTCTTCATTGGCGACGAGATCGAGAAGATGATAGATGCCGCAGTCGAGTATCTTTCCAAGACGTGGCTTGGATGGATCGCCGAGCATGTGACGCCGTGGATCGAGAAGATCAAGGCTGCGGCTGCTTTTGTTGGTGTCGGAGTTGCCGAGGCAGCCGAAACTACTACCGGCCAATCGGTGCGCGATTTCGCCAAGCAGGCTTTCCTAGCGACGCCTGGAGGCGCTCCATTCGCGCTCGGCTCGTTCCTATTTACTAGGCCAGCAACACCGGAATCGGCTCAAGGCGGCGCTATCACGAACAGCAATGTCACCGTGAATATGGAAGTCACTGCCGCGCCGGGCGAGTCGGCCGAGGCTACAGGCCGAGAAGCAGTACGCGAGATGAATCGGACGCTTGGGGAAGCGGCATCTAAGGGCGCGATCACGCCAAGGATGGCCCCATGATCCACATACAAAGAGTCTCCGACACCGGGGCAATCACAGAGGTTATCACGCTCGATGCGACCTTGGATGTCAATATCACCCATACGATGATGGTAACCGACTTCCCCGTCGAAGACGGCGCGAACATATCCGACCACGCGCAACAACAGCCCGTTGCCGTGACGATCAGAAGCCTCGTGTCAGCCACGCCGCTGCGCATCTTCTCATTCAACCCGATTATCGGGGACGCCCGACCGCGCGCAGCTTTCGAGATACTTGAGGAGTTGCAGACCTCAAAGGAACTCGTGCGGATCGTGACTGACCTCAAGACGTATGACAGCATGATACTGTCGAGCTTCAACGCGCCACGGCGACAGGACACGAAGAATGCGCTTCTCTTTACCGCGATATTCCGAGAGATTCGCCTTGTCTCCTCGCAGATCGTGACGCTGTCTCCCGAGGAGG